GGTCTTGCCATTACCAAAATCGGTAACTTCAATATCGTGTGGTGCAAAGTGATCTTTGTAAACATAATCTTTGTCTTTAACAAGCTGAACATAGTAAGGTAAACCTTGACCTCTTTCTTCATGATAATCTATTATACTTATGCTTCTGCCAAGCTGCTGATAAAATATTATACTACTGTGGTCGGAGACACCGAGATCCCATGCAGTAGATACAGGTAAGGCAGGATCGTAGGGAACTCTAGATAATTGTTTATCATCATCCATTTTAGAGATTATATCTCCATATACTGCACCTTCTATGTTTGCTATCCAATCACACTCAAACTCTTGTAGGTACTTCTTCTCTCCCATAACTTCTTTTGCTTTTTGTAATTCATCTTGATCTACAATTTTAGTATCTGACGCTTTAGCTTTGTAGTTAAACCAATCTTCCGCACCTTGTGCGTGTTGATACAACTCATAAAAATTGTTGTTCATTCCCATCGGAGTTCCAATAAAGACACAATAACCTTTACGATCTGATAATGCTGGTCTAATAATTTCTGGAAATAACTTACTGTTGACGTTTGCATATTCATCAATCACACATCCGTCAAGGTAAATCCCTCTTAATCCATCTGGCGATTCTGAGCCTAGCAAAGTAATACGAGAACCATTTGGCAAATCTACTCTCAGTTCTGTTTCGTTAAACTTGGTGTGGGGTATTTTGGCGGTGAACTGTTTCATGTAATCCCATGCGATAGACTTAGCTTGTTTAAAGGTAGGTGCAATATATGCAAATCTAGGGTTCTTGAGTTTGGACAGTAATGCTGACCTAATTAGGTGGTTGATCATGCATACTGTTTTACCGAACCTACGATGGCATACGAGTACATTCCATCTGTATTTATCTATTTGTCTATGTAAGTGAGCTTGATGTTTCCTAGGTGTATAGGGTATCTTAATATCCATAACTAATGAATTGATTTGCTAAAGTTTTGCTCTCCAAAAGGTGTGTATTCAAATCCTAGTCTCATCATAATGTAAGATGTAAATAGTTCAGCAGACTGGTTATTAGGCATACCAAAGAATTTAATTACTACATTGTTAGTTTTTTCTTCAATAAAACAAACACAATCTAGATCTTCTGATGAAAAATAGTTCATATACCACATATAGTTTATTTTGAGGTTATTGAAAGTAAAAGGTGTAGGTGTGTATAAAGGTGTCCTGGAGTTCGGTATATATATATATAATAAACAGCGACCACAATTTGGGGTATAGGGGGGGGTCAAGTTTTAAAAAAAAGCAATCTAGCTGTAAAATATTACTAACGATAACTTATGATTATTAATACTAATAACTTTTAATATTTATATTTTAAAATATAGGTCAACATTGTTGCCGTTTGTTATATCGCATAAAAAAATTTGACGGCTTGATATATTAGGATAGCAACATTTAACACTCTATCTTTTAACACTCATAACTTTATTAACTCTAACATTTAAAACAATCTTAACCCTTAACAATAAACCTTAGAATTATTTTAAACTATAATTTATATATGCGTCAATTTGTCAACTTACATTAATTAACCAATAGATTAAATTAAACGAAACAAACGAAACAAAGGATAAAAACAAATGAATACTTTAATATCAAAAAAAATTACTTTCACTTATGATAATATTGAAGTTGATTGGAATTTTAGCAATACATTTAATTTATATTTTATAGATGAGATTGGTCAACGTGATTTTAGAGAAATTGATTGTTTTAGTTCTATGAATATTAAAACAATAGAACAAGCTCAAAAAATTAGCGATCAATTTATAAAAGATAATTATTCATAATAAAGGTTAAATCATGAATAAAAAAGACTTAATTTTAGGATCTATATTTTTTATATTTACTACAGTTTTTTTAACTTCATTAATGCTTTATATTTTGCATTTATGGTCAATCTAATATGCGACAATATGACCAATTATAAAAATATAATGATAGTATTACAAGTAAAAACAAAAACGAAGGGAATAGAAAATGATACATATATCAAAAATGACGGGAAAGTTAGAAGGTTTTCAAGCTATCTCAACTAATACAACAACAAACGAATATTGTATTAAAAAATATAATGAGCAAAAACAAAATGTAATTTGTACTTTTTGTTATTCTCACGAGATGTTAAACACCTTTAGAAAAAACATGGCTCCAGCATTACAACGTAATACTGATCTTTTAAATTCAAAAGTATTACACGCTGACGCTTTACCTATTATTAATTCAGCTTTTTTTAGATTTAATGCTCATGGGGAATTGGCATTAGATAAAAAGAAAGCAACAATTAATCTTGAGAATTACGTCAATATAGCTTTAAAAAATCCTCATTGTACTTTTAGCTTGTGGACCAAAAGATTCGATGTGATCAAGCCGTATTTCGATAAACATGATAAACCCAAAAATTTAATATTGATTTATTCAACACCTTTAACAAATCATATATTAAAAAAGACCCCCCAATATTTTGATAAAACATTTAATACAGTTATTGAAACTGATTATATTGATCAACAAAATTGTACGGGTCAAAAATGTAAAGATTGTTTGTTGTGTTACAAAAAAGACACAACATCAATAATAGTCGAGAAGGTTAAAACCTACGGCAAAAAGAAACTAAAACAAAAACTAACTAAAAAGGAAGGATAAAAAAATGACGCTAAGTTTATATTATAAAACAAAAAAGGAACTTAAAAACAATATAGGATCCGAGCTAGATTATTCGGAAACTAATATTTTTAAGGATGAGTACACTTCAAACGGGGTTGTGATTGGTTGCGATGTTAATAGAAAATGGTTTGCAAAAATCACAATTAAAAACAACTTAATTGAGAGGGTCCAATAATGAAAAAACAAGTAAATAAATATAGTTTAAAAAAATATCTTGAGCATTTAAAAATTGATATAGATCGCAAATTGCCTTGTGATGTTGTCGAGTTTAGCAATCAAGATTATTATTCAACATCTAAAAAGCAATGGATTAAATATAAAGATATGGATTTAATACACGTTTTAAGATCCTTATTAAAAGATAGAAGAGATCTTGAAGATAAAGAGGAAAATTTAATAAAAAGAAATATTGATATTAAAAATAAATATCAAGGTTTAAAATCATATATTATAAACGATATAATAGAGAGGATATAACAAAATGAATTGGAAGGATGAGAGAATCAAAGAAATAAACGAAATAAGTAAAAAAAATAATTGGGATTGTAGCGAAAAAAATAAATATTTTGAAGAGGTCCAATTAATATATAAATCAGACGCTAAAAGTTTGGACCAATTTAAAAAAGAAAGTGCGACATCATGACAAGTATTAATTTTTATTGCTATGTAATACTTTTATTTGTGATGATAGTATTAATAATAACGTAAAACAAAGGGGGAAAATGTTAGAAGATAAACATTGTCAAGTAATATTAAAAAATGAAGATGATACAGTTAATAACATTCTTATGGATTATGACATAATTTTAAGAACAAATGACCGCAGAACTTCATATGATTATTTTGATATTTATGATTATAAAAATCATAATATAGTTGCAAGTGGAATAGAAATAAAAAAGAAAGCGAGGAATAATGGCTATAGATTTTGACGCATTAGATTTAGTTAGAACTAGAAACAAAGCTAAAATGTATGAGCAAAAAAAAAGAGAGCAACTTTTAAAAAGAGTTGATGAAGTAAAACAAAAATTATTGAAACCTATTTTTAATGGGTGCAATGATCAGTTTTATGAAATGTGGTTAAACAAAGCTCATAAATATTATAACGATACATTATTTAAAAAATAGAAAGGAAACAATGAAAAAAAGAAATCATTATTTATTAGAAATAACAAAATGGACAATGGAAGAACTACAAAATGAAATAGATAGTTATAAACAATTAGGTGGTGTTGGAGTAAAAGATACAATTAGAAGAAATCAAGCTGAAGATGAGTTAAATTGGAGAAATGAAAAAGGTTATTATGATCTTACACCAGAAGAAATACAACAAGAAGAAATAGAAAAATATGGTGATGTTAATCAAGGTTTAGGAACTTGGAACGGCTACGAGTATGTTAAAAATAACTAAACAACTAAGCAAAAGAGAATTGACAAAAATATTATTCAATACTCTTAAAGAACAAAATGGTTTAGCAATCAGAATGATTGTTAGAGATTATAACAATAAACAAATGGAGAATAAAAATGTTAAGCAAATACGAGACATGGCTACAAACAGCTCAATCTAACGAATCAATAACATATCACGAGGGTTATCTTGCAAGAGATAGATTCTTTAATAATACTACAAGGGATATTGCAAATCTTTTTATGAGGTGTGCAGAAAATAATTCAGTAGTATTATTTCAAAAAAGATTGAAACATGGATCAACAAATCATGATCCTGTATTTCAATATGTGGCTAAGAAAATATAACAACAAACAGAAAGGAAAACAATGCCAAAGAAAAAAACAACAAAGAAAAAACAACCTAACATTTTAAAAGGTTTGAGAATAGAAGTTCTTGCAGATGATAAAAAAGATAAGCAAGAATTTCAAAAAGGTTTAAGTCAATTTCTTTT